CGAAGGGGGGTATGGGGGGAAGTATCTGGCTGATAATAGCGGCCTGAAAAAATCACGGGGGTATGGGGGAACCTCGAGACTCGGTCAATGAGCGCGCATAAAGAAACCACCCCCACCCCGAAGGGTGAGGGTGGCCTCGTTGCCCCTTACCGGTGCGGCTACTTGCCGAAGTGCGTCGGCCAGACCTTTCGTGGCTCCTCTACGGCTACGACGAAGGCCAACGGCTTTCCGCCCAACTCGACCCACGAGCCGTTCAGCCCACCAACGCTGGCCTCGGTCATCACCTCAGCCGCCCAAGCAGGAGCGGCATCGTCGGCGTCGGACTCAGGGCCGAACTCACGAACCGAGTCAATCTCAAGCACCGCGCCGATGGCCTGAATCATACCGCGCAGCGTGGGCATTACATCACCGAAGGCGTCGGCCTCGGTGTGGTCATACGACCACCCACTCGCCAGATTGACCCGCTGACCGCTACCGGTGTCGGGCTTAGGTACGAACACTAGGAACCGAAACATTCGGAACCCCCTTCTGTGCTACTCGGCAGAGCAGGGCCGCCGAGGAGTCAAGTATCCCACACCCAGAGGCCAAGTCAAATCCGCTGCCCGTGCCGCAAGGCGAGGCGAATCACGGGTGCTGACCGCTCATCGACATAGGTCATTCACTCGTGTAGCTGCGTATGTATAGAGGAATGAAGAATGACTGAAAGATAAAAGGGGGTATGGGGGAAATGATGGCCGTGTAATAGCGGCCTGAAAAAATCTGGGGCGGGGGGTATGGGGGGAATCCGGCAGGCCTAATAGGTGCGGGAAAAATCGACCGGCGGGCAACGAGCTATTCGTGGGCAATGAGAAGCCCCGCCGCCGGCACAGAACCGACGACGGGGCGACCGGCCGAGGCCGGCGGAACGACTAGCAGCCGTGCTGCGGCTTCACCTGCTCCTCACCTGCGATGAGCCACGACACGAGCCGCGACAGGTTGATTGTCCGGTGGCCGTGGAACGGCCGGCGATGCTCGCACGCGCTCCCCACCTTGCCGGCATTGGGGCAGGCCGTCGTGTACCCATACTCGGTTGGCGCGGAGATGACGACATCAACGCACGGCTCACCCTTCTTGGTGAGGTACACGCCGAGTGGGTGCTTATCGCGGTTGATGGTGCCGGCCACCTTGAAGAGGAACGTCGTGCGCCCCTGCTCATCGGTGAAGGCCTCGCCGGTGGTCTTGACGCGACCTAGCGCGCGGTGCTCGGCGAACCGGCCGGCAGCGTCGGCCTCTCGTCGCTCAAACTCCTCACGCTTCGTTGGCGCGCTCCACGCCGTCATCACGACGACAAGACCCTTGCTCTTACCGGCTGCGGCCAGTGCTTCCGTGTAGTCCATACCGGTGCTCCTCTCTGTGCTGTGCCGGCTCATCAGACCGGCTGCGGCCATCTTACACCCACCGGTGGCACCGAGTCAAACCCGAACGCTGGCCATTGACCGGCTCTCGATTGGCCGGCTCCGAACCGAAACCGAGGGGGTATGGGGGGCTGGCCGGCTCGTGTATAGGGGCGCGAAAAAAACTGGCCGCCGGTATCAACGGACAACAGAAAGGCCGCCCCCGAAGGAGCGGCCTCTCGTTGCCCGAGTGTCGATCAGCGGCCTAGCCGGTGATGATCGCACCCTTCCGGCGGTTCTCAATGCCCAACGCCCACGCCAGATCTCCGTACGAAGTCCGAGCGTCGGCGAGCATCTGAAGATCCTCTGGCCGCTGCTCCCAGAGCGCGACGATGGTGCGGCGCGCCGACTCGGTGAGATCTCCGAAGTCCTCTTCGTCGTAGCCCGTTGAGTAGTGAGCAGCGTCATCTACCAACTCGCGGAACTCGGCCGGATTCATCGCCAAAACCACCCAACCCTCGTTGGTGCCGTTCGTTGACCGAATCTCGACAGACACGGAGTCAAGGTCGCGGCTCGTGTGGTCATCCCAGAAGCGACCGGGAACCACGAGTGCCTTCGCGGCCTTGCCGAGCGAGCGGCGAGCCGCATTCCCGGCGGCGTGCTCCTCATCAGTGATAGAGAGCAGGACGGCGCGGATGATTGCCCGCACCTCAACCAGACGCTTCTGGTTGCTCTCGTTGCTGAACGGATTTCCTTCCATTGTGAACCCCTTTCGTCAGGGCGGGTCTGTGCCGGCAACCCCAACACCAAGAGGATAAATCGAAGTGCGGTCAGCGTCAAGCCGGACGCGTAGCCGGTACCCCCCCCTAGGGGTGGCCTCTGGTCAAGGGGGTATGGGGGAAATAGCCGGCGGTAATAGGCCACCGAAAAAAACCAGAGGGGGTATGGGGGAAGGGGCGCACCGGTAATAGGCGGCCTCAAAAATCGTTGCCCGTGTGAAGCTCGGCGTTGCCCGTGTGGAGCTCTACAAAGAGAAGAGGCCACCCCCCGCACAGATGGGGAGTGGCCTCGTAGAAAACCCGGAGAGGCCTAGCGGTAGTCGCTCGGCATCACCGGATTGTGGAGCGAGTCAATCCACACCGCACCAATCAGCGGCGTATCCAAGAGCGAAGACTCAACGGCCTCAAAGACCTCGGCACCGATAGCCGAAGTTTCGCCGCCCATAGCGTCTACGAAGTTGGAGAACTCGACCGGACTATCGGCAAAGGTAGCCGCCTGTGCCGGAGTCATAGTCTTCCAGTCGCTACCCTCGTAGTACGCCCAGAAGGAGCCGCCGCGCTCGTCGTCAGCCCAACCAATCAGAACCGCAAGAGCGGTGCCGTAGGTTGGCACATAGGCGATGAGGTCGTCGCCGTCGCCGTAGCGGACATAGACGCGATAGGCCGCGTCAGCCGGGAGCGTCTGTCGGCAAGCCGGGCAGGTTCCCTGCGACTGGTTGCCGATGTACTTCCGTACCCACTTCTGCGCCGTAGTTGTGAGGTCTTCCATCTGTTCCTTCCTTCCTGTGCCTGTGCCGTTGGCAAGTGCCAACACCAGAAAGGTAGCAGGTCTACGGCGGAAGTCAAATCGAGGTGCGTGGGGCGCAACCGGTAGCGAAGGCCGACCGGAGCGGGGGTGTGGGGGGTTGTGCGCGCTGGTATAGACGCCGGAAAAAAACAGGGGGGTATGGGGGGAATAATGACCTAGTAATAGGCCGGCTGAAAAAATGGAGAGGCCGCCACTCCCGCACAGATGGGAGCGACGGCCTCGGAGATAACGCGAGCTGCTAGCCCTCGACTTGTTCCTCACCCGCGATGACCCACGACACGAGGCGCGTGAGATTCACGCTCCGGTGCGCGTGGAACGGCTTCCGCTTCTCGCAAGCAGTACCGAGCTTCCCCGCGTTCGGACAGGCCGTAGTGTAGCCGTACTCCGTGGGTGCGCCGATAATCAGCGAGAGCGTCGGCTCGCCCTTCTTGTTCTGACCGATTCCCAGAGGATTCTGTGTCCGGTCGAGTGTGCCGCTTGCCGTGAATAGGAACGACACGCGCCCCTTCTCGTCATACCGAGCTTCACCGGAAACCTTCACGCGACCAATGGCGCGGTGTTCGGCCTGTCGCCCTGCTGCGCCTTCCTCACGACGCTCCAAAGTGCGCGGCGTTGTCCAATCGCTCCACGCGGTCAGAGTCGTAATCTTACCTGCGGCCTTCGCCGCTGCTGCTAGTGCTTCGGTGTAGTTCATCATCTACTCCTTCCAAGCTCTACCGGAAGTCCGGCGGGTAGAGATTACACCCACCCGCCGGAGTCCGTCAAATCAAGCGACCGATTCCCGGATTGTGTACCCACCCGCCACCAGAGCGGCGGAGATTGCGTCGGCCTCGTCGCTCGTGAAGCCCCGCGAGTCGTTGCCGGTATCGCGCAGTAGTAGCGCGAAACCAACAAGACCACCGCCGAACAGATACGCCGGCGCGCTATCCGTTGCCTCAGCGAGCAGGTCGCACGCTGCCAGATTCATCAGAGGTGCCGGCTTCAGCAGGCCTTCCTCATCAACCCAGAGAATCACCGGAACACCGACAAGCTCGCCGACACCGGCACGCTCTACAAGGTCGCACCCAATCGTGCGGTACATCTCGCCGAGGCCGGCCTCGTCCTTCCAAGAAATCCGCTCAATCCACGAGCCGGACTCGTCCACCTTTGCTACAAATGCGAACATCTGCGCTCTCCTTCCTTACTCATCGGGAAGCCCCGACACCAAGAGATTACACCCACCGGAGAGGCCGCGTCAAATCCGGCACACCTCGACCAGCGAGCGACCGGTACGCGACCGGCGAGCTGGGGGGTATGGGGGGCATTGCGCCCGTGATAGTAGGCCTAAAAAAATACCCCGCCGGTGATGAGCCGGCGGGGTGATAGACCGGTGGAAAGGATCACCGGCGTATTATTCGGGGCGGACGAAACGGCCTTCCTCTCCGTTCTCCATCAAGATGAAGTCGGCCAAGCGACGCGCGATAGCGTCGGCGTCCTCGTGTCGGCCTAGCACCGGATACCCTGCCGTACAACCGGCGGAGTAGTCGTAGCCGTCATCAGCACGCTGCCAGAGCGTACCGCCGAAGTTCACATTGTCCTCACTCATCACAGCAACCCACGACGAATCGTCAAGGTCAATGCGCAAGTATCCGGCCTCGCTCATCTCGTAGGCCTCAGTTCCTTCTAGTGCCATTTCATCACTCCTATCTTTGACCGGAAGGCCACACGCCCCCCGCAACATCAGTCTAACACCAAGAACGCAAACACCGCAAGTGCCGAGCCCCAGACTACAAACCGGAGCAGCTGCGCTCGTCGCTGCTTTCGGTGCCACGCTTCGGTATCGCGGAGATACTCGCGCTTCGTCCTAAGGCTTCGGATTGTTCCAATGTCCATCAGTCAAAGTCCTCATCGCTGAACGGGTAGCCGGCCTCATCAAGAACCGCTAGCGCGCACTCGGCAATCGCATTGCGGTAGTCGCCAAAGGTCGCGCGCTCTCCGGGGTAGAAGCCCCGGAAGTCCACATCAGGCAGGTCGTCCGGCGTAAGGCCGCACTTGGCCTCAACCTTCCGAGCTACGGCGACATAGAACTTGCTGAACGGAACCGCCAGAACTTCGTTTACATCACGGCTCATCGTTTACTCCTTCCTTCCTCTACCGGTAATCACCGGCACGAGAGAACAATAGCCCCAGATTCATCGGTCGTCAAGTCCGACACATCGAACGACTCAGGGCGACCGGCGGCCACCCACGCGTCAATCTCCGGCTTCCATTTATAGGCCTCGTCAATGAGGTCAATGATGGCGTGTAGCCTATCCTCACTATCGTCCTGCCACCGGAATCCGCCGCGCACAAGGGCGTGCGCGAAGTCCAACACATCAGTTTCGCTGTACGGCCAATCAACTAGCGTCATTGCCCCTCATCTCCTCTACTCCAAGCTCCTCAATAGCGGATACCTGAGAATCCATAAAGCACTCTACGCACAAGGCTGACTCACCCTGTCGTTCGTCCTCAACCTCAGTTCCGCACCAAACGCAAGCGTTCCTACTCACCTGATACTCCTTCCTTATGAGCCGCATACTCATCGGCTACTCTGCGAGCGTACTGCTTGGCTTCCTCAAAGTCAATAAAGACCTCGCCTTCCTCGTTGTCGTGATAGACGACCTCGAACCACGGATTATTGTGGAACTCAATCGCGCCGGACTTCTCAGCGTCAGCGAGCTTCTCGTCAGTATCAAGCCCCTTCGCGTCAAGGTCGTTCGTATACCGGAGAACGCTCGTGCTGCCGTCTGGCTCGGTAAAGTGAACCCTCATCTCGCCGTTGCGGTAGATGACGATTTCCTTATCGTCGGAGAACCACACCGGGTCGCAATCGTGATACGGCGTAAAGAAGGCCGCGTCGTTCCTGCTCATTAGTTCCACCCGACTTCCTGCCACGCGACAAAGCACTCGTCGCACAGGTCTACGGATTCCTCATAGGCGTTCTCATAGCCGTTCCACCCATAGCGGAAAGGCCGCGCCTTCACTCCTGCGTGCGACCACTCAGGCCACCGGTTCGCATTGTCGCAAGTGCGGAACTCATCAAGGCCGTTGTTGTTCTGGTGCGTACCCTCGCCGCAATCAACGCAAGTACCACCGGACAACGGAACCTCACAACCACAACGGCACGCGCAGGTGCTTTCCTGTGGCTCACCAACCGGAATCTCAAACAAGTCCATCTGTCCTCTCCTTCCTTTACACCGGCAATCACCGGCACCTCGAATCCTAAACGACGGATTACACGCCGTCAAGTATGAAGGGGAGCCGGCCGGACACCACATCTGGCCGACCCCCCAGCTTTCGCGCTACTGACGCTTATCCCTGCCT